ATGCTGCTCCACCTGTCATCCAGCTAATTACCCAGAGAACAATGATTGCTACAATAGCAGCTTTAATCCAGTCCTTCATTTGCCAGTCACTCCACTCTTTGATGTGTGACCATAGATCTTTTAGTAAGTTCATAGAACCTCCTTTGTTAAAGTGCGAATTATACTATTTTACGCCCTTAAAAGCCACCTTTTTAATCTGCGCGTTGCTTGTCTGTCCTTTTGGACCAGAACCTTTGTTTTTTTTCACAACAAAAGGAGAATAAACAATAGCAGCGTCAGAGGAAACTTGTAAGTTTGGAAAAGAGTTTTTTTGAGGAACTTCTTTCATTTTTACGCTTTTCTTTTTCATTTTTTTGCCTTTCCATAACCACGTTGAGCTAGCCTACCTGCTAGACCGCCTTTAGCAGCAGATATTGTTTTAGGTCTTATCATTTCGATAGCTATACCTAAGAAACCTTTTTTCTTTTTCTTTTTCTTTTTCTTTGGAGAATCTACTGCGCCACCGCGTTTCTTTTTAATTACACCACGGCCCATAAGAATATCTTTTTTAGTAACTTTACCATCACCGCTTAAATCAGGAAATTTTTTTGACATTACTTTTTTACCTTTTTAGCTACTTTTCTAGCCGTCTTTTTGGCTTTTTTTGCAAATTTGCCTGCTAAGCCGCCTAACGCTGGTATTGCAAAAGGTTTTGTTTTTTTAAAGTTGGGAAATATGTCTTTAAATTTTGGTAATTGTTCTTGTTGTTCTGGAGTTGGTCTGCCAATCGGGTTTTTATATATTGGACCGTCTCCTTTAGGAATAGGCATAATTCTAGGTGCTTTTTTCTTTTTTCCTTTGTTTGCTTTAGCAATTCCAGGCTGTCTGTCACTAGAAAGTCTGTAGGGATTCTTTTTCTTTTTTGGTTTTGGTTTTGTAAGTGCCATATTTGATCTCCTTGTTAATGTATAGTGGGTTTTAAAAGATTTAGCAAGTCTCTTGCATTGTGATTTAAAATATTATCGTATTCTTGCTCAGTAAGATTGTTATGATACAGCATCTTTGCTACACCCATCATCGCACCCGCTAAAAGTATTTGATCTTCTTGACTCGTTACACCTGTATCAGCAAAAGTCATCAGCTCAGTAAAATATTCTTGTAATCTAACGGTTGGATTTGTCATTTTGTTTTTCTAGATTAACATTTGCACGTAATTGTGCAATATCTTCTTGTGAATCTATCTTATCTTGAGCTAATTTAGCGTTTTGTTCTAATTTTGCAGCATCAATCTCTATATTCGCTTGGTCATTTTGTGATTTTCGCTGTAAATCAGCAGCTCTAAGTTGTAATTCTTGTTGTTTTAACTGAATTAGAGGATCTTCGCCTTGTTCAGCCATCATTTCTTGCTCTTCGGCTATCATTTTCTCTGTCATTTCAGTAATTCTTTCAGCAACTTTAGATTCTAGTATTTCTTGAAGCTTAACTTGCTCTTCTTGAGGCATTTGACCACCAAATTTTTGTGCTAACTCTTGAACCTGTTCTTGCATTTCTTGTTCAACCTCTTCTCTAGATTGAATTGACACATGTTCCATAATATGAGCCTCTAATAATGTCATAGCTTGTATATTATTCTTAACTAAAATACTTGAAAAGAAAGCTCTGTGTGAATCCATGTGTGCTAAATGATTTTGATTTCTAAATGCCTGTAAAGGTTTTCCTAATAATACACTTCCATTTTCAATTCCTGGATCTTGAGGCTGAGGAGGCGTAGGAACAGGAAGAATAGCATCTACATTCTGTACTCCCATCGCTTGATACATACGTCTGTATGCCTCATACATATTATGCATTTGTGGAGCAGCTTGTGCTAACTGTAATTGTGTCTGTGCTAATGTAACACGTTGAGACATAGAGAATATAGTCGGATCAGAAACAGGAAGAATGTCTATTTTATCGTCAAAGTCTGCTTCTTTAATAGATCTTATTCCTCCAACAACATCATAAGGATATTGAGGAGATAAAGACTCACTAAATATTTTTGAAAGTAATTTAAATTCTATTTTTTGTGCATAGTGTAATCTTTTATGGATAGCCGACATGACACGCATGCCTCTTTCCATCAAAGCCATTGTCGTTCCTACAGGTGCGTTTGCTGCTACACTGTCACCAATCTTTTGATCAGCTACAGTAGCAAATTCTTTACCTGCTTGGACAACGAAACCTAATAATTGAAATAAAGTTGGATCAGCACCTTTGTAAGGTAAAGGCATTAAGCCTGCGCGTAAATCACCGCTTGGCGCATCAACGTCTCTAAACTCACCTGGTTGTATTGGCGAATCATCGTCTCTAATACGAAGACCTCTTGCTTTAAAACCTGCAGGTAAATTGGATAACGTTCCTGCATCAATTAATTGTCTAAGAGCGGCGGTTGCTGTTCTTGATAAACCACCCAACATATGTATTAGACCTAATCCATAAAAACCTAATCCTGGTAAAAACTTATAATGAGCAAAATATTCTATCTTTTTTAAATTTTCGTCATCTTCTCTATGATTTCTATAAATAGATAAAATTTTATTAGACCCCTCATCAATAGTTACAATGTAAGGAACTTTTATGCCGTCTTCTCTTTCAAAACCTGGAACATCTAAATTAGCATGTACCTCTAATAAAGTGTATTCATCGTCGGCATATCCTACTTTTCTAATTCCAGAAACTTCTTGTTCTTTTTCTTGAATTCTATCATCAGATTCCATAGGCTTAATATCGACATCTCTATAGAATCCAGAAACTTGTAACTTACGAATTTCGTTTTCTGATTTACGAATAACATGTGTTACCCGTTCAGATTGTTCTAAGTTTGTAGCGTTATAAGGAACAACCAAATCATCACTTGGAACAAATTTAGAAATAGCTCTGCCTAATCCTGCATCGTAATAAATCTTTTTAAAAGTTGAACCCGATAAAGGTAAATAAAATAACATTTGATCAAGATCAGGATCAAACTCTTCCATTACGTGTGTAATTTGATAGTTCATAAACTCTTGAACTCTTTGTGCTTGATCTTCTTTAGCTTTGGTTACTTCTCCTATAACTTGTGTTCTTACAGGTCCGCCTGCTGGTAATAATTCTTTGTATGCTTGTGACTGAAACTGAGTAACTGATTCAGATAGTAAAGGATGTGTAACACCGCTTGCTCCTTGAAAAGGCTGTGATCTCTCGGTGTACTTTAATCCTAATAAGTCTAATCCTTTTTTATAGGCTTCTTCCCATTCTTTTCTTGAAGATAAATCATTTTGATAATGATCAAATAATTCACTAGATATTACTCCTAAATCATTCTCATCAATAAATTCAGCTAAGTTTGAATCAAAACTTTCATCTAATATTTCTTCTTGTTCCCCTACAATAGCCCCTCCGTCTTCTGTTATTTCTACAAGAGGATCATCTGTGCCTGGTTCTAATTCTACTGTTTCTCCAACTCTTGGAGGTATCATCAAAGCATCATTTACTGTTTGAGGTTCATTTGGATCTATTCTTTTGTCAACGGCCATTAAGCTACTCCTATTAATTCTTCAATATTAGGCAACGGATCGTATTTCACTAAACCGCCTGTTGCCAAATGGGTTTTTGAAGGCAATACCATTTCAGGTGTTAGTTTTATAGCATAAGCGTCCACAGTTTTAAAGCCCGAAGGTATACTTGTTGTCTTTGTATACAAATCCTGTGCATTATCTGAGCTGTTAATAAAATCAGTAGCCTCTTGCATAGCATTCTCCAAGCCGTCTTTTTTTACTCGGATAGTTTTTAATATGCTTTGATTGTTCATATCCATAATCTGAATAACCTTTTTGCTACTTCTAGGTTCTCCAACTGCTACTTTAATTATTTTAAACTCTGCATTATTTATGTTCGACGCTCTTTTTAGTGATTGCTCAAGAACACTTGTATAGTGCTTGCCACTCACGTCTGTAGCATCAGGGCCCCCGTAAAACTCATATGTACCCACACCTTTTTTACCTGCTCTATCAGCTAAAGCTGTAGCCGTTGTTCCATCCTGCCCGTATCGTTTTGCGACAAGTTCTGCTGGTGAAATAGCATACCACGTTGGAGCATTAGGATCGTTCTCTACAAACAGTCTTTTTGCTGCTGCGTGTAGATCGTTTTTCACAATAACATCTCCCCATGCTTTTCTATCTTTAAAAGGAATATTAGGAAATAAAGCACGCATTGTTTCTGGAGAAACAACAGCTTGATCAAAAAAGTCCAACACTTTATCACGTTTCTGTGCGGCCTCTCGAATTGGAATCATATCTTGTGGCGTTAAAGTGCCAGGACGTATGTTAGCAAAATCTTTAAACACAGCGTTTGATTTCTGTAGTTCTAAAATATGACCTGCGAAATCATCCTCTGTTCTAAAAACAGGACGGAGTATGTCTTTATGTTTAGCATAAAACTTTATAAGCTCAGGACTCATATCTCCTGATCGCTCTCGTTGTATTATCGCTGTATCTTTTAAGTTTACCCCTTTTTCAACAAGTCGTTGATACTCTTGTTTTATTTTTTGTAGTGATTTTCTATATGTTTGAAATATATCTGACTGTATCTCGTCAGCAAAAGTTACATTAACTGTTTGATCATTAACAACAGCCTGCTTAGATCCAGAACCAAAATTATTTATATCGTCTTGTATTTTTACTAATTGTTTATTTGCATTATCAATATTCTTTTGTGCTTGTTCTATACTTACTCTGCCTCCAGATTGATCAACAATGTCTTGCGCTGATTTATTCGTAACGCTTGTTAGTCTGTCTCTTTTCTTTTCAAGCTCTAAAAGTTTTGTTGTTGTATCTCCTGATAACTGTGTAGCTGTTCCAGGTACAATTGCTGGACGGTCCGTGAGCCGCGACCACCCGACCACGTACGCTTCATCACCTCTAAAAAAGTCGTGAGTAGAATTAGCATAAGATTTAGGATCGCCTGGAATGTCACTTGGATCAAGGTACACTACATGCTCTCTATAAGAATTAGGCAAACTTCCTTTTTCATAATACTGATTACCGTATTTAGAATTAACGAAATCAGGTTCTAGTACGCCTGATTGTTGTTGTTCTATGTCTGATCTAAAACCAAATGTTTTTGTTTTTAGTTTACGAATAGGTGCCTGTTTGATTCTATTTAGTAATACTTGTTTGGTAACAGGCTGACCTGCTTGAAACAAAGAAGTAAATAGCTGCGGTAATTGATAATCTTCTACTTCTAACTTGTTAATATTTCGTGATTGAAAAAAGTTATATAGATCAGCAGGTGTTTCAAAAACATCAGGCACACTAGGATCTAATAATTTTGCTTCGACGTTTGAATAAAATCTATTGACGTCTTCTCCTGTTGTTGCTGTTGCTTCTGCTACTTCGTCACCAATACGAATTAAATTTTTTGTTTGATTACCACCTTTAATAATGTCACTTTTTCTATCTAAGTAAACTGCCCACCCAGGTGCTTTACCAAAAATATTAACAGAAGCCATTTCTACCTGTGGAGGTAGATTGTTTTCTGTGGTTGGTTTTAAATTTGCATCTTCAAACAAATCTAAATCATCTATGCTCATGTAAGGTGTTTCTTCTTGAATACCTCTTACATCAATACCGCTGTCGTCAGGTGTACGTAGTGGATCACTAAATTGTCCTGGATCGCCGCCCATGGCCATGTTTTTAGGTAATTTAGAAGGAGGGGTTTCTCTTTCGCCAGGTGCAAGGTCTATGCCTGTTACTTCTTCAAACAAAGTATCATCTTGCATCGTTTTTATCTCCTTTGGTTCTTTGCCTAATAATTTATTTTTTTCAGCATTA